TTTCTTTTAGCATCTTTGCTCATAGTCTCTCCTTATTTGTGTAGGAAAACAGGGGCCGGGGTTATCCCGGTCCCTGCACATCCATATTTCTAAACTTCTCAACCACTTAGTTGTCAAACAGGGTGGCTTCGAACTCCATGATCTGACCGTCGCCGTTCAGCGTGTTGCTCGAAACAGAGAACCCAGCGGGAGTGACTTGACCGATAGCAATCGGAGCCATGTCATACATACCGCCAATGAACTCCACATCGCCGGACGCAACCGTCTCGCTCAAGGTTACTTCGTTGGTCGCGTCGCCGCCGCCCGTGAGGGTTGTGATGACGTAACGTTTCCCGTCAATTATGATTTCCGAGCCTTCGCCAATGTACGTACCGGTAACCGTGGTGTTGAAATACCCGGTTGCGCCGCTATACTGCGTGTACGTGTCAATAGCCACGGCACCAGAAGCGATATCCACGCCACGGTAATCTTTCTTGTCCCAGCCAAGATAGATGCCTTCGCCATAGGTCGTGCTGGTCTGAATGGCCGCCGTCAGAGCGTCGCCGCCGCGATACGGGGCAATCCCAGCGCCGGCCGCAAGAGCCGATGAAACGCCTTGGGTTTCCAAGACGCCGGCAATCTGTTCCGAACTGCGCGAGTTCTTGTCCCAACGCGCCAACAGGCAGGTTGTGGCCTCGGTGTTACGCAATACAACTTTGTCCGGGATAAACCCGCAACAGATGTACGCCGTAGCGCCGGTGCCGTTAAATGTTCCACTTACAATTTTTGCCATAACTTCTTTCCTTCCAATTTGTTATTTTTTCGTTCGTTTTCTACATCATCAAACCTGCCCGGCTATTACCCCGGGCAGGTGTTAATTTTCATTACGCAGGCGTAGCGGTGCAGGCCACCTCAATACGCGCAAGCCAGAGTTGATTCAGAATCGCGGCGGTCTGGTAGGTCTTCCAAGACGCAAATCCGCTCTGACCAAGTTCGTCGCCATGAACCGGCTTCGGGTTGACAACCGCAACCGATGCGGCGTTTTTACCCTGCAACGGAACGATTGCGTAAGCATCCCGGGCTATGACCAGGATCGGGTACACATCCGCACTGCCAGAAGCAGTAACGGCGCCATTGCTCAGATACGTTGACTGAGTGCTGGCGGTCGTAGCGGCGGCAAGCCAAGGTTCAAGCAATGCGGACAGAATGAACCGCGTGCTCTCAACTTTGCCGATTTCACCAGGCAACGCTTTGTCGCTGTTGCTGTACTGTTCACAGGGAACAAATCCGGTGATTCCGCGAATGTCCGATTCAAGGTCGGTATGACCAAGCGCGAAATACGACGGAGCCACAGGTTCGGTACTGACCAAAGCTGAAGCCTTGATGATCTCGCTGATTGAACGGGCCTTGTTACGGTTGAATGACCGGATCACCTGCCGAAGAACAGCGCGGGTAATCGGACTGGCAACCCCTATACGAGCGGTAGCGCCGGCGGGATAGAACACGTTCGTTCCAGCCTTAACGACGTTATAACGGACAACCTCAACGGTCTCGGCTGCCTGTTCGCCCATGATCTTGACAGTTTCGTCGAGAACGGAATCTTCGTGCGTGTCCAAAATAACGTCGCTGATCTTCACCAAGTCCCCGTATTGTTCCAGGGTGGCGTTGACATCAACGTGATTCAGGCGTTGACCGGCAGGACTGATACCTTCAGCCAGCGGAGCGGTTGCCCGCGGCAGACTGAGATACCGGCGCCATTTACGAGTCTTTGTCTTGTTCTGACCTTGCGGATCGACTTGACCAAAGCGTTCCAATACCATCAGGAACTGACCGCGATCAAGCAATTTGCGAACGGCAAATCCTGCCGTCCTCGGAGAGATATCTCCATAAACGTTTGTAGCCATGACTGAGCCTCCTTGCTTTACATTTCTTTTGCACGGAGGCTCGTGGCCTTCTGGCGGGTCTATCTGTTCCGGGACATTATGCCCCATCCATAGTCTCTACCTGAACCAAAATCTAATCATGTTGCGGCAACGATGACATTTAAACTCCAACTTGCTGCCTTGGGCCATATCACCCTTACAAAGTAACTGACCGCACACCGAACAGCGCACCTCCTTCCCCTCCATCGGTATGGCGCGAGTTTCGTACTGCCCCATCCACACGTTATTTTTGACCAAAGCCGGCATCAAAGTCATCCTGATCTTTATTGTTGGCACTCGCTGGAGCGCCGCCGACGCCTCTTAAACTTTCTCCGTGCAAACCATCCTTGGCCTGTTTGCGCTTGGCCGCTTCTTTATCCTTGGCTTCTTTGTCTGTCTTTGCCAGCGATTCTTTATAAGCGTCCAGGACAGAAACCGCATCCGCCGTATCTTCCGATGAAACCAATTTGGCCGCCAATGGAGATTGCTTTGAAACCCAATCCTTGAACTCCGGACTTGACGCAATCTTACGGGCGTCAGGATGCACCTGATAAACACCGTCCCAAAATTGCATCGTCTTCAGTTGCGACCGGATGCCTTGAATTTCCACGCCGGCTTTTTCCTGAATTTCCTTGACAACCTTTTCGATCATCACTTTCGCAACCGCGACCGGGGCTTGTATCGCTTCGGGATACTCCTTAGCAAACTCCGCCACTGTCATTTCTTTTCCGTCCACACCGATCTTGGTGTTTGCCACTTCCGGAGATTTAATCAGGTCATTTATCCAATTCCCCTGTTCGGCGGTCTGAACCGGCACTTGCGCCTGCGCCTGGACTTGCGGCGTTTCTTTCGGCGCGGTTTCTACCGGAGCACGATTATTCGCCAACTCTTCCATCCGCTCCTGGGCAGTCTTTGGTTTTTCCTCAACCTTCTCTTCGGATTTCTTATCACCATCAACCTGAGTTTGTGCGGCGTCATCCGCCGGCTTATCATCAGTCTTTACCTGCGACACTTCTTCTTTTTTAGGTTGATCAACCTTTACCGCTTCATCGGCAAACCCATCTCCGAACGATGCATCGGACGCTTGCTCTGCGACTTGCACATCTTGTGTGTTCTCGTCTGGCATTGTGTCTCTCCTTATTTCAGTTTCGTTTTTATCAAAATGTTACGGAACCATTATCACAACCCAATCGTTTGTGGTCGTGCCGCAAGCGATCCAAGCTTGATTCGTACCGCCTTCTTTGCCAACCAGGACTTGACCGGCAAAAGCGGGTGTTTTCGTGGTAACCGTTGTCGTGGAATTTGTATCGGTCTGGGTGATATACGCAACGGTCGTTCCCGACACATCGCCAACTATGATCTGATTAGCCAAGAGACCGTCCAAACAATTCAACTCTGCCGCAGTTACCGTAACTTTAGTTCCTTTAATCTTAACATCACCGTCAAAATTAATCTCGCCCGTGTAATTCTTATTACCACGTTCGTTCCCGGCAAAAACCAGACACGCAACCATCGCAAACCCAGCAACACAAATAAGTTTCTTCATGACTCTTTCCTTTCCTCTGTTTTTATTACAATAAGCCGCGCATCACTCGATGCTTGTTCGGCCAGTTTAATACCTTCGATCACTCCGGCCTTAAACCGGAAGTCGGTTTTATCATTCGCCACTATCGGGTTGTGCTCAAGATCAAGACGCACCCTGTTTTTTTCATACTCCAAAACTTTCAACAACACTTGCCCGGAGCCAGTCTCATTCAGTCGCACCAACGTAAGAATTTCGTCATCCGATAAAATCTTTTTTAAATTCATTTATTCTTTTTGCACGCGTTATATCAAAAGCGAGACATTTTGTCAATCAAAAAATACAACATCTTGAATAGCGTCATTTTATCTCTACCTTCTGTTGTGGTTTTGTTTCCTTCGTTTCCATATCGTGTATAACTTTTGCACGTTCTAAAGTAAGTTTTTCCGAATCAGTCTGCACCCCGGAAATCTTCGCTTGCGCATCGGCATTTGCGCGCTCGGCCTCTGCGTTCAACTTTGCGGTCTGCGCCTGAACAAGCGGATCAGGTTGAACAGCCTGCGCCTCTTGTTGTTTTTCCTGTTCAGATTTAACCGCCTGTTCCGAATCCATATCTAAAGCCTTGGCGATTTCTTCCAGATACCAACGCACCTTTGATTCAGCCATCAGTTCTGGACTGGACAATACAAGCGTCAACATGCTTTTGAGTTTTTCAATCCGCTCAATCCGATCTTGGTAACTGGTAAACCCAAGCGCCTTGACGATGTACGAACCTTTACCTTTAACCGTGCTCGGATCCTGCATGTTGTAATCATAGAATGCTTCGACAAGTGGCTCGATCAGCGATTCGTCGTTATTTCGTATGACCTGACCGATGTACTTTCCGGATTTTTCCACCTGCTGTTGCGCGACATACGCGCGCATCTGCGGCTCTTTCACGTCCAAGCCTTGCGTCAACTTCGGGATCAACGTATCCATGTCGGCATATTTTTCGGCAAGCGCAATCAGATTGAGCAACGATTCCCCGACATCCGGAATGACGATCGGCATGATGGCTTTTTTCGCATCATCGCAATCCTCGGACGCATCAATTATCATTCCGGGAGTGAGTTCTTTTAAATCTCTTTCAAGATAACGACGTTTCACCACGGTGATTACATTCGCGGACAACTTCTTATTATCTTCATACGCCCTAATTGCTCCATTGAGAATGAACTGCGCATTAGCCGCGTTATCAGCAACTCCAATCGCCCCTTGTCCGTCAAGGCTATCTTCCCACACGCCGCGGAAGAAGGGCCGCTCGTCGGCCGTCGTCCGCACATATCGCACAACCTGGTCGCCGGCCACACAAACCATGACCTCGATTTCGTCGCCTGAATTTTCCTGCTCATTGAATACCACGCTCGGAACATCGCCAGCGAACACTTCGGCCTCGAACGCTTCGACCGTCCCGCGCGGAACACGACCCCAGAACTCCAAATATAGGATCGTGTTCTGACGGAATTTTATGTCGCGCATGGCGGGAGATAGCGAGGCGGGATCTTGTTCGGGCTGTTTCGTGCCAGTGTCTGACTGGCCGGCGCGTGAAATCGCTGTGTCAATGTTCGCGTCAATGTAAAACGGGCGGCCTTTTTTCTGTCTCAACCAGAACGGAGACACGAGTTGACGATGAATACATCCGGCGCCGGCTTTGAGATCATCGGTTTCCATGTCGCGGAAGAAATCCCATACCGGAATAAACTCCCACCCCGGAGCCATGTTTCTTTCCGTCACCTTTTCAAATGATTTATATTCAACCGGCACGTGCCCAACATCGGTTACTTGCGCCCCCAGCTGAAGATTACTTTGCCATCGCTCCCGCTTGACTTCGTGGACGATGAGTTTTGCAATAGTTTCGCCATAGACCGCTTCGGATAATACATTTTTCATCAGCGCACGGTCGGCATTGCAGTCAAGCAACTGCTGTTCAATCGTACGCCGCATGTCGTCAATTGTTTTCTTCGTCTCTTCCTGGGCATCCGGCGGCAGTTCTTCCAGCTGGATGTCGTCCCAGGGCGAGGGCTTGAGCATGAATGGAATTTTCCCGCCGGCGAGAAGCATATCAATCACCAGCGCGCAAGCCGACACAACTTTTTGCTTGGTAACGTTGATGAAGGTATTTGACCGCCAATCTTCGCCTTCCTTGGCTTTCCACTTGTATTCGCTGATACCCCGGAAAGCGGCATTGTTGGAGTTCCATTTATCTTGTAAGACAGAACGATTTTGTTTCCAGTGGGTATAGAGATTGGATATGAAGGCGGCCAGATCGGAACGATTTAAAGATTGTTGTTCGCTCATAACAGAAAAGCCTAGAGTTCAGTTCAACGCTGAAGCTCTAGGCTCTCTGGTATGAACGTTTACACGTTCGTTTCAATCCACGCGCCGTTTTACGGCGCGACTATTCTTAAACGCTCGTCTTATATCAAATCTGAACGATGTTGTCAATGATTTTATCTACCCTTTTTCTTGCTACTTGTCCCATTAAGCGCGGAAAACGACGCAAGGCCAGCGGCTCTTTGCGACGCTCTTTGGCTATCAATAAAAAATATTTTCTTCCCTCGGGCGTTTTACGCAACGCCGCTTCTGCGGCGGGAGTCCGACAAGAGTTGACGCGCATGTATGCAACCAGAAGCGGATCGTTCACGACTAGGGTATTACCGTAATCTTTCATAGTCATCTTCATACCCTCTCCCTCCACGGCCATCTTTCCATCCCGGCCAACGCGCACACCAACGCGTGAACGGCAGGATATAATCCTAAATCCGACGCGCCCAGCGTCGTTTGACATTGTCGTATCTGGTCCAATATGACCGGAGACGGAGAGTTGAATTTCAATCTCTTGTTACTTATCATACGCCATAACACCGGAACGACAGCGCCTTCATCTTGCCATGGGATTTCAATAAACCCTGGCGTCGGCTTGATCATCTCAGACCGTATTGTCTGGAGTAAGTACATCCGATGTGTCGTCTCGTCCTGGTGATAATACCAGTACCGGCAAAAATACTTTGACCAGCACTCATTAAACCAGTTTGCCACCCCATCGTACATTACGCGATTATTCTCGACGACCGGATCCACGCAGATAAAATCCGTATCTTCAAACATGGTGTACGTCTTCGTGAACAGGTTGTAGCCTACCAAAACCGCATGACCTTTTACGGATTGACCAGTTGAAGTTCGGACCGCCACCGGCCAACATACTCCGCCACGGATAAAATACTCGCCGTTGAGAGGATTTGAATCATTGTTTTCAAACCGTAAGACCACAACCTTGCGGTCCGGTTGATAATGTTGTTGAGTGGGTGTTTTTGTTGTCATTGAAATTTCTCCAATTTATGCCATTTTATTACTTCCGAAAAATAAACGTATACTTGCGCGCTGTTTGCTTTCGGGTTCCGAACCTGAAATCTAAAATCTAACATCATCTGCGTCTATCTCTATTTTCATTTAATCACCTTTCCTAATTAACTATCCCCGCTCCATCTGCGTTTGTAACGTGCATCGCCACCACTTCCGCCGGCTGTCCCGCGAACTCTCCGTCTATTTCCTCCCGTTCTTCGTCGGTTGCCTCAATATAATCCACGACATCAAAAGCGGCATACTCTTTCATTGTAAATATCCGTTAATCATTAAAATATGCCGAGATATACAATTTTTAACAACACAATTCCTGTTAAACCGCACAATTCGAAGTTTAAAGTTTGAAGAAAAACAACAATGTTTTTTACAGAAACGATATGCTTCTAAAAAGGTTGAGAAAAAGAACGGGTGTCCCGATGTGTCTCCTGCTATTGTGTACCTTTTACCTCCATCAATTGAACGCTCTACTGTGTAAATCCTATTCATTCTTCCGTGTTTATTCTCCCGTATATGTATACGTCCGATTTTAACATGAACGCTTTCTGGGTTAATATCAAAACCGGATTCAAACTTATTTATTTTCACTTTAAACAATCCTCCAATGTTCCTTCCTTCATTTGGGTTATTCCGGCCGTGTTACCAACTGGACGTGCCATGCACACATGACACGCATCGTCGACTTGATGGTCTTCCAGTGTTGTTAAAATCTCCTCGGGGTCATGCGGGTCAACCTGCATCAACTGAATCGTCCGGATGAAATCCTGGCAACATGGATAGACCACTAACATCGGCATCTGTCCGGATATCACCCGTAAACGCTGATGAAGTTGCCTGAACTTTAACACCCTGCTCGCATCCCCAGGACTCATCTGAAGACCGGCGCCGGCGAACACCTCGGCCGTGGATGGACCCTGTCCGCCCCCGCGATAGTCTGCCTTCTTATTAAAACAGGTCGGATCGCAAATCCGCGTGATATGCCGGCCGTCTATCCCTTGTTTATGTTCATGTGCAATGATTCGCTCGGCAATCTCTTCGTCAGTCTGCCGCAGTCCAATATCCATCCCGCCGGGCATGGCGCCGTAAAGTTCTGTGAACCGATATAACCGGCCGTCGTTATTCACCC